ATTTGAACCTTGGTTTTTGTGCGTGAGAGGGAACGCCGGTCTGTAAAAAATTCACAATTAGCGATTTTTATCCCCCCACCGGCAGCATTTCAGACACAATCAATACCGATAGACGGGATTTCGGTCTTCCGTCCATGTCTTGCAGTCGTGGCAGGGCTTGCATAACGCCTGCCAGTTGCTTTCATCCCACATCAGATGCGGATCACCACGGTGAGGAATGATATGGTCGACCACGGTCGCTGCTGTGAACCGTCCCTGTGCCTTGCAACGCACACACAAAGGATGCCGGCGGAGGTACGCCTTGCTGAGTCTCTGCCACCTGCTGCCGTAGCCACGCTTGGTGGCAGACGGTCGGTCTGGGTGCAGGGGCTGATGCTCTGCACAGTACAAGCCGTCTGTCAGATTGGGACAGCCGGGGTACTTACATGGTTTCAGTGCCTTCCTCGGCATAAGGTTCACCTCCGGATACAACGAAAGCCCATGCGGAACACCACAGGGCTTTCGGTCAGTTTTCTATGATATTATTATATCATGTTTATTCAGCAATTTCGTCCATCAAATTACCTCATGTCTTTCCGTACAAAAGCAAAGCAAGATGCTGCACCGCACGATTTTTCTTATTGTAAGCTGTAGAACGTTCGATATGCAGGTGCTCACAGATATTGTAAACAGCATCAATCTGTTTTTCTTCTTCTCCTCCATAGAACTGTTCCAGCACATACCGTTCATCCTCCAACAGGCTGTCCCATGCAGGCTGAAACCATTCCATGTATTCCTTTGCCTGACGATACCGTTCCCGCAGCACATCGATTTCGTCAATGGCAGCGATAATTCGCATTTCGCCGGACTGCGGGTTCGGACTGCCGCCCGGCATATCTGTAAATGCTGGACTGCCAAGGGTTGTGGTGTCTTCATGCACCTGTGCGATTTCTTCGTCTGTATGTGCAATGATATAAGCCATGCTGCTGTAATCCTTCAGTGCGTTTACAGCGGCACTCCGTTTGTCTAAGTACTGCCAAATGATATTCATCTGCTGCCTCCAATTTCTGCTTTGACAGCTTGCATCAAAGCGGTCTGGGTTTGTTCCTTTCGAGTCAGGGCTTTCAGGATACGTTCGTCAATCGTACCCTTGGTAATGAGATGTTGAATGACAACCGTTTCAGATTGTTGTCCCTGTCGCCATAGTCTGGCGTTGGTCTGCTGGTAGAGTTCCAGACTCCAAGTCAGTCCAAACCAAATTAGGTGAGAACCGCCTGCCTGTAAGTTCAAGCCATGCCCGGCAGCGGCTGGGTGCAGCAGACCAACTTGCAGCCTTCTAGCATTCCAGTTCCGAATACTGTCAGAGGATTGGATTTCCTGATAGGAAACATTCAGCTTTCGCAGTCGCTCTTGAATCCGCTTCAAATCATGCTTGAACCAATACGCCACCAGAACGGGTTTGCCGTTGGCTGCCTCTATCAAGTCCTCCAGTGCGTCCAGCTTTCGGCTGTGGATGGGAATCACCGCTCCGGTGTCGTCATACACTGCTCCATTCGCCAGCTGGGAAAGTTTGTTGGATAGACTTGCAGCGTTGGCAGCGGTAATCTCAGTGTCCTGCATCTCCAGAATCAATTCGGACTTGAACTGCTTGTAGGTTTCTTGCTCCGTGTCGGACAGCTGCACGGGATATTCGTTGGAAAGTAATTCCGGCATGTGCAAGTGGTCGATGGCTTTCATCGAAACGGTGATGTCCGATATTTTCTCGTATATTCTTTCTTCTGCATCGGGAAGGGGCTTGTAGGAGTACACGATATATCCGTTCTGCTTGTCCGGCTTGAAGTAGGTGTTCCGGTACTGCCCGATGAATCTGCCGAGCCGCTGCCCCATATCCAGCAGACGGAATTCTGACCATAAATCCATCAAGCCGTTGCTGGCAGGCGTTCCGGTCAGCCCCACGATGCGTTTCACATTCGGTCGAACTTTCATCAGGGCTTTGAAGCGTTTGCTCTGGTGGCTCTTGAAGCTCGACAGTTCGTCAATCACTACCATGTCATAATCGAACTTCGTGTTGTTGACGAGCCAGTCAATGTTTTCCCGGTTGATGATGTAGATGTCGACAGGGGTTTTCAGGGCAGTAAGGCGTTCTTCCTCTGTGCCAACTGCCACGCTGTATCGCAGCGGTTTCAAGTGCTCCCACTTTTCGATTTCAGCAGACCATGTATCCCGTGCAACTCGCAGCGGTGCAATAATCAGAACCTTTCTAACCACAAACAAATCAAACATCAAATTGTGGATTGCGGTCAGCGTTGTAATCGTCTTACCAAGCCCCATATCCAGAAAGAGTGCTGCGATTGGATGTTCCTCGATAAATCGAACAGCATATTTCTGATAATCATGTAGTTCTATCGCTTTTCACCTCCGAGATAATTTTTTCGATGTCCTCACAAGCATCCAAGACGTAAACCAGAAAACCTAATCGCCTCAGAAGTTTATGCCTGGAAAGTTGAAGCGGTCTTGGTTTCTCTCCGGGTGCTTTCACTTCCACAAAAGCGATCCTGCCGCCGGGCATCAATACGATGCGATCTGGAACTCCTGCCGTTCCGGGAGACGTGAATTTCCAGCAAACACCCCCGTTCTGTTGGACGGCTTTTATCAGTTTTTCTTCGATGATTTTCTCTCGCATGGGAGTACATACACACTTTCACCATTTTTCATAGCTTCAGTTATTTCATCAAGAACCCTTGGGGCATCATCTATTTTGGCAAGAGTTCTTTTTTTCCTATCGGTCATAATCACAAGATTTTCAGGATGTAACGTGTCCTGATAGAGTGCATCAAATTTTTCAAGGTTAACCAAAAGATTATTTTTCTTGATCCACATAATGTTTCCTCCTAAAAAGTACGCAATATGGGAATTGTGCCGCTCGTAGCCGGTCATTTACAAACCTTATATATAGAAGAAATTTTTACTTTTTTTCTCGCCTGCGTAAAGACTGTATATGACCGGCTTACACCGGCACACTCCCGATTTTTGGGGCTTTTTTCGTATTTTTGTGCCGGTCAAGTTAGTCGAGGATGCCATAAGTCAATTGAATTCCAATGATGTATTTACCATCCCTCATCTTTTTTCTCTTGTATCCTGCCTGTTCCAGAGCCGCATAAAAATCAGAGGTACTGCGGATGTATTCACCATTTTCAATGCAGTATTCTCTGTAGTTGTTGTAAAGTTCACCGGATTTCTCCTGATAGCTTCTATTCACGATACAGCATTCATTGATGAAGTTTCCAAGCCAGTCATTGCCTTCCCGATAGGCTCCGATTGCATCTAAAACACACTGCGGTCTGTTGATCTGATAGTTTGCCGCAATCACCTTTCTTGCACCCTCAATCAGCCAGGAAAGCACTGCACCGCCTGCGTTATCCACAAGATGCTGCGTGTAGTTTTTGATGTCCTTAGAGCCTTGAATTTTTGCGTGAAACGGAATGACAATCAATCTCCGCCATGTGCCATCATCCGATGCACCGACCTTTGGAAGATGATTGGTATACAGCACCAAAGTATGAGATGGTTCAAAGTGGAATGGTGCTTTGAATTTCTTCTCGGCAAAAATCGGGTCGGTCGAGCACAGCTGTTTCACCACGCTGGTGTTCAGCCGCATCCCTTCTTGCAATTCTGCCGCAATAATCATCCGTTTTCCTTTCAGTTCCGCCATCTCCGGCTTCACGTTTCTCTTGCAATTGACGGTCAGTGCGTCCGCTGAAATGTTACCGCTGTAACTTCCCAGAACCTTGTAAATGACATTCCAGAACGTACTCTTGCCGTTTCGTCCGTCACCGTAGGCAATAATCATCGCCTCCAAATACACCTTACCCACAATACAAAGTCCGCAAATCATCTGCACATAGTCAATCAGGCTTTGGTCACCGCAGAAGAACACCTGCAACGCATCATTCCAGAGTTCTTCGCCTTCATTGCTCGGAACGACCGCCGTCACTTTCGTTAAGAGGTCGGCAGGGTCTGTGGGCTTCCAGCCATTCAATCCTTCGGGCAGATAATACGTGCCTCCGGGGGTATTCAAGAGCATGGGATTGCTGTCGAGGGCTTCGGGATTGTGGAGCACAAGCGGCTTTGCGGCATCCAGTGCATTGGTCATACTGCGAACATGGCGATATTTCATGACAAACGCCTTGAAAGCGGCATAGTACTGATACTCCTTGTATGCGGCGATCTGTTCCTCGTCCAGACTATCCCGAAACTTTTTACCGCCATTAATTGCTGCATCTCTTGCAACACCGAGGCTTTCCAGTTTCAAAAGTGACGCTTCCACCTGCTTTTCCGCCTCTGCCAGCTGTACGTCTGTATGTTCGATCATAGCAAGGGTGACAGCGTGTTCTGACTCCTCCCAATAGGTTCCGTTGTAGCGAAGATAATCGGTCGCAATGGTAAATGCCACCTCATCTGAAAAGCCTTCTACAAATGTGCGAGCCTCTCCAACGTCCGAAAAATCATCGGGAATCAAGGACTGTTTGCCGTATGCTTCAGGAGAAATATATCCTTCCTGCGAGGTTACTTTTTTTCCGAATTTGCAGGCACTGTGCCAGATTGCTTCCAGTTCTTCATCCGGTAGCGGCGGTTCGCATTCTGCTGCTTTTTCTAGGAACTTCTGATAACTTTCCTCAGTCACACCAAAACGCTTGACCAGTTTTCCAGCCATGCGAGACATTGTGCTGTTTCGCTGTCCCTGCGGAATGTTACGATTTGACTTCATCAGTGTAAGCCAATCCTCAATGGAAAGACTGCCTTCATGCCATACAACATCACTCGGACAGCCAAAAAGAAAACGTGAGGCATCCAGTGCATTGCCGTCGAAGAACGGCAGTTCCTTATGGATTTTCTGCTTTATCGCCTTATGAGAATTTGCATCGTTGCAGGGTGCTGTCGGAAAAAATACATGAAAACGTGGTCTTGCGGATTTATTCCCTTTCGCCAGCATATGATGACGGCTGTAGGTTACTGCAAATGCAACATCACTGAGGAAACTTGCCAGTTTTTCCTGTGTGATCCAGTCTTTCGGGTCATCTGAATGGTCGTTGTCACAATCCATGGGTACTACATCAGACAGCAGGAAATTAGCGTCACTGCGGGCAAAATTCTCATACTGAGCACAGACATGATCGTAGACAACGGCTTTTTTCAAGTCCGCTTCTGAAGTAATGACCTTTTGGTTTGGATAAAGGATATTCTTTTCATTGCCGGTACAGTTTGCTGTATAGAGCGTAAATTTCATTCTATTTCCTCCAGTTCTTCTGTAAAATGCCGAATGGTCATATGCCGCCGCTTCGCCCATTTGATTTCCTGCTGCATCCCCTCCGACCGCACAGAACCAAACACCCACAGCTGGGCACACTTTGACAGCAGTACCAAATTCATGAACATCGCTGTCTGACGATCTTCGCCTAAACCGTCATCCATGAACTGCGGAAACAGCAAATGGGGAGCGATAGGGACATAGTGCGTATCTACCGCAAAGCGGCTGTACCGTCTGGCGTTTTCGATATTGTCATTGATGCAGCCGTGGGAATAGGGAGAACAAATGTATACCAGCGGTCGATAAGCGGCAGCCTTTTTCGCCCTGCGTTCCTCTCGTTCAATACGGCTCAGTGCCTCATAAGCAGTGAGATCGATGTATCCCTCAGCGTTATACAGATTCATGCAATACTCCTTTCAGTCGCTTCTTTGTGCAGGCATCACAGTAAACGGCACTGCTGAAAATGTCAAAGTTTTCTGCTGTCCAGAAAACACTCAGATCCACTGGTACTTCTGCACCGCACTGCGGGCAGCGGCAGTATACGTTTTCGTTGTTGATCTCCACAGAGATACTGGTGGTGCCATTCAAATTTTCTTTGATGTAAAACATATGGAATCCTCCTAATCTTTCTTGTAAAAGCTGCATTCATATCCGTCTGCCCGAAGCAACAGTCCCTTTGCCCAGTCTGGTGTTCTCGCCATCTGCTGACAGATCTCATCCAGCTTTGTATCTTTCGGGCATTCGATGATCATTTCATCGTGAATATGACCGACAATGAAGTATTGTGATAGTGCCTGCATGGAATACATCAGCAGATCTCTTGCAATTCCTTGGACGCAGTTCTCTACAAATTTCGGCCCATAACTTTCAAGTCTGTCCCATTTTTTCTGAGCATTAATGCC